ATGAAGTGCCATTTCTCTATATCTTTTAACTAATTCAAATTCAGTTCTATATACGCCTTCAATATCAACATAAGAACCAAAAAAACCACTACTCAAATAATGATCATTCCCGTCCTCGTTATTAGGAGGAACGGGAGAGACCGCACTTGGTGGTAGTGATTTTTCGTCGGTGTCCTCTATCGAGAACCCAAAGAGTTTTGCCATGATTTATGAAACTTTCTTACTATTTAGTTAAGATCGTCAGGTCAATTAATCTGCAAAATTAATAGATTGAACTGCAAACTCAACAGTGAACTCTTCTATAGTATCACCTGTATCGTAAGATAAGTCAATAGCTGACACATTTGTTGGAAATATATCAACAAATTCATATTCTTTTAACGCTACATTATTTGCACCGCCAGAGTTTTGACTGCTCTTTTCAGATCCTCTACCAAGTTGAATGACTTTTGCGTTAGTCATATAAGCAGATGGATCTGTTGTACCCATATTATCATTTAAATTGGCAATTTGTTGTGTCCAATTTTCAAATGCAGTTCTAAATCTGAAATCTTCATCGTTAATTACAGTTACAGTCCAAGTATCAATTGTTCTGTCACCTGCAACTTTAAAAATACGACCTCTAAATGGGATATCAATAGCAGCAATGTTTTGAGCAGGTAGAGATGCTGCTTTACACATGAAACTAAAGATTTCTGCATCCCATTGAGATACAACATTAGTAGGTAGAGTGGTGAATTCTACCTCAAATAGATTAGGTCTTGCACCACCACCTAGCAGTTTAGACTTAAATTGCGATATATTCCTATTAGGTTTTGGTTCTAGTGCCATTGGTTAATTCCTCCTGTTTATATTTAGAGTTAGAACTTAAACTCTACCTGCGACTTCCTCGAAGCTAACGCCAGTGCGTGTAGCAACGAAAGTCAAGGTAATGTAATTGATAGACTTCGCAGGCTTCAGGAAGATGTCTGCTCGGAACTCATTATTATCAATAACATCAGGTGTATTATTTGTGGTGTCACAAATAACGAGGAATCCATATAATCCCCTCTTAGCCTGTATGTCACGTAGATAAGGTTCCACAATATTGCGGAAGTTTGCTCTTGTTAACTCATCGTTGAGTTCAAAGAGTTGAGCCTGTGCTGCTTTTTCAAGTGCTTGCTCAATTGTAAGGAATAAACGACGAACGTTAATTCTATCAAATGCTGATGCATATCCAAGTGCAGTCTTATCACCGAAGAGAAGTGTTCCAATACCAGGTGTGGTAATGAAAGAGTTAATTCTTTGAGGATAAAGTCTGTCTCTTTGTGTCTTACTTGGGTTATATGCAAGTTTAACTGCATTGTTTATAACACCTCTTTGCTGTCCAGCAGGTGAGAACCAAGGATATGAAGTAAGATTTGTGCGACACATTAGACCAGCAACGTCTCCATTACATGGAATGTAACGGAATTCATTGTTAAATCTGTCGAACATATACTTATAACCACTGTCAAATACACCATAAGATGATGATTGAAGTGGACTGAAGAAGTTAATTACATTCTCAGTCTGAGTCTCAGTATTAGTGATGTTAACAACATTTGCCCTATGTGGACTAATTGTTGCCATACAATCCTTTCTTTGTCCAGCAATTGAAAGCAATTGATTTGCTTTTGCTTGAGAATCGGATTCTGTATCACAACCTGGACCCATGATGAGATAATCAACTTGAACTTCATCCTTATTGGAGAATAATCTATATGAAGTCATTAGGTCTGCTAATGTAGCACTCATTCCACCTTTTACTTCTCCAGATGGAATTGAACCATAATCTTGTCCATATAGAAGTTTGTAACTTACGTTACCTAATGCTGAGAAAGTAGCACCTTGTGCATCTACACCCCATAAACCATCTCCAGTTGTAACAGGAGTGAATACAGTTGAGAATCCAGTTGCTAATGGTGCAGTTCCGAAGTAAGCATCTGCAGCAGCTGATGGGTTCTTACCAGCATAAAGTTTATCTGAATAAAGTGCCAAATGATCCTTATAGTAGGATTTCTGTGGTGGATTTACTGCGGAAACTGCATCCTTTGCTTTAGAAAGGTTGAGATGCTTTTCAAGAATGTTTCCTTTGATTCCAGTAAGTCTACCTTCATCATCAACTAGAACAACGTGCAATCCGTCATTCCTACCTAATCTTTCTTTAACGAAATTACTACTTATTGGTTTAGGAGCTAATGTCTTCCAATAGGTTGTGCTATTATCAAGACCTAATGTTTGCTCATCATACCAGTCAGTAGCAGATCGAATAACAGGATTAGCAGTGTGACCTGTCTTAATACCTGAATTGTTAATAAATTGACATGAGGATGTCTTACTAAATGCTGCTATACTATTACCTTCAGCATAGTCAATTGGATAGTAAGATGTAACACCTGCAATTGCAGAAACTCTTGATGTAATCTTAACATCAATAGTTGACATTGTGTTACCAGTTCCAGTTGCTGTAGAAACACCAGTAATAATACCCTTAAGATATCCAGTGAATCCACCAGTTGTTCCAATACCTGGTATAATTGCTCCGTCTATATTGGCAGTAACACCAAAACCAACACGAGCACCTGCTAGATACAGGTTACCAGTTGAAACACCGATTATTTGGTCTGCTGCATCGTCAATTTGACAAACTCTAAGACCATTTGCCCAAGTTCCTGGGTTCTTTGCAGAATAAGTGAATGTTGCATCACTCTGATGATTGTTTAGATAATCATCATAGTTGTAAATTTGAAGTGTTGTTGTTGATGCGATACCAACACCTGCGTTAGCATTGTTTAGATTATCACCTGCTGTTCTAACAACCTTAAGAACACCACCATATGAAAGGAAAGATGATGCACTCATCCAATATTGATACTGTGCATCTGTTCCTATGGGTGAACCAAAGGTGCTTTGTAATTGCTCTTCTGTGCTAATTTCGATGATATCATCGACAGGTCCAATTTCAAACGGTCCTGCAATAGCACCGATATTGTCTAATACATTATCAGCTCTTCCTACTGTTAAATCAACCTCCCTTACCAGTACTCCAGGAGATAATTGAGGAGTTGCCATGTTGTCTTTCTCCGAGTCTCAGTTTATCTGAAAATATTTATTAAAAGGTGCATTTACAGTGGGGAAACTTGGAGTGAACAGTTACCAGTCTGGATATGACCAATCACTAAAAGGTTTCTTTTTTCTTCTTTCTACTATCCTTCTTATTGTACATATCTTACATTCATATGAATATGAAGATGGAACTGCTCCTCTACTTTTTCTAGTTCTATAAAAACCATCTATTAAATTCTTTTCTTCTTTACATACTCTACATTTTCTATTAACAAGCAATAAATGCCCAAGTTTTAATTGCTTATCATCAAATTCCATCAAGACATATATTCCCACATATGTGACATATCACCATACTCATCACCTGCTTTTGATGTAAACCATCTATCACCATCATCATCAACAAAACTCTCATTATTCATCCCATCATCCATAAAACCAAATGGAGCCATATCTTGTTCTATTTGGTTTTTCTGTTCATCATACAATCTCTTACGAACATCCTGATCAGTAAGTTCTTTAAAGTAATCATTTTGAACCAACCATGCATAGATGACTAAACACATTGCAAGGTCATCATTACAACCCTCTTCTGCCTCAAATGAATTATGCTTCTGAATAAATGTTGTTAATTCAGATATAATCTCATAATCTTTAAATATAATTTTATCTGCTTCAATAAGTGCTTTTAAATTTAATGATCCAATCTTCTTGACAGTCTTGGACATCTTGACTCCCATTTGAGTCTTCTTACCAGAGAACCCTTGTCCAATAACTTGACCTGCTCTACCCCTCATAGATGCCATAAGAAGATTTTCATACTCTAAATCATAGTGAATGATTGATGCTACCTGATCTCCTATATCATTTACTTCACATAATATAAACGCATTATTATATTTCTTTGCTATTTCCCATATTATATTAGGAAACAGTATTGGTTTTATTTCATTATTTCTATACTTACCTACAATCTTATGGGGGAACTCTGTAATATCAATAAGAACAAATGCAGAATAATCTGCTGCTACTCCTCTTGCAACGTCAACAGTCATTAGATAATCATGATCTTTGACTGGATTTTCATATATGTCCAAACCAGCACTTCTGGTCATTGGATTGTCATACACTAAAGTTCTAAGTTTAGATGGACTAATAAGAGTATCAACAGATCCTAAGAACTCACACTCAAACTCAATCTTAAACTGCTGTTCAGATGTATTAGCAATAGTCTGTCTCTTCCACTCATCATCCCTACCAGGAACCTGAGACCAATGAACATCAGTTGGGATATATTCATTCTTTCCTCTTTCTGCATCATGCCAATACCTATAAAAGTGGTTCATACCATGTGGGGTAGAAACCATTATGACTTTAGTTGTCTTACCAGAAGTAATAGTAGGATAAACACTAGAAAAGAAAGCTTCAGCGATGTGATTGGGAACAAAAGCAAACTCATCGAGGAATAGGATATTGAAAGACATACCCCTAACAGCACTAGCAGAAGTAGAAGCCGCCAAGATTTTACTACCATTTTCTAACTCCAAAGAACCTTTATTCCATGATATAATTCCCTGCTGCATCCATCGAGGTAAATTCTCATAAGCAGTCTGAAGTCTACCCAGTAAGTCTCTGGCAGTTGCTGCTTTGTTTGCTAGAATGCCGACATTAACACTATCATTAAAAACAATATAATGTAGTAAGTATGATACCGACGTAGTAGACTTACCAGTCTGACGAGGCATCTTACATATATTAAATCTATTCTCGTGGAAATTTTTAATTAATTTCTCTTGAAAGTCATAAGGTGAAAACTGAACAAGTCCCTCATCAAGAGAAACGATCTTCATATAAGTCTTAGCAAAATATACGGGATCTTGAGCACATTTCATAAACTCAAGAATTTGTTCTTCACTGAACTCTTGAGCAACGTTTGCTTTTTTTAGATTGGGGTTACCTAAATAAATGTCATCCATAATTAAGTCATCTCATATTTTCCAAATTGTTTAGGTTGTTGTAAATTCATTTGCTTGTCATGATCTAGGGTTTTCTTAACGAGTTCTAATGTTCTTTCTAATTGATCTACTTTCTTCTCTAAATCTTTAGTTTTTTGATCCTCCGATCTGGAGGAGAGGTTCTCCTGGGTCATAGTCCGAAACTTTGTAATTCCAGAGTTTAGCATTAGGATACACTTTTCTCACTTGATCCTGTACTTCTCTGCGTGAGGGGGTTTTGATATGGGGGAAGAACATCTGAAGACTGTACTGACTTCCTCTCCATGCCAACATTGCGGTTATTATATTTCCTGTTTTTCTTGGTATGTATGTGGATTCACTTACTCCTCCACCACCATTAGAGCCATTACTCCCACCATTGCCAGAGTGGTTACCACCATTACCATTACCATTTGAACCATTCCCATGTCCGTTAGAAGATCCGTTAGATTTTTTGCCATTACCATTTTTCTTTTTGTTTTCATCATCAATATCTCTAACTAACCAACCCAAACGAGTAGTATGCCACCCTGTTGGAATTGGTTTACATTTTTTCATGTCATGGCAATAATATTCACCTTGGGGACACTTTTTCATAAAAAGAGAAAGACTCTGTTATATTTATTTATGTTACTTTCAAGTTATATTAAAGACCAATTACAGATAGAGGATCACTCATCACTGTTGCTATTCCTGTATTACTATCATATTTAACTCTATTACTTTCAAAATTTATTTGCGTTGCATCTCCTAAAAGAGTTCCATCACTACTAATACCTACTGCAGGACTATTAACTTGACTAATCAATTTAGGCATTTGCCGTCTCCAATACTGAAAGAAGAATCTTTAAAGTAGTATTTGCCCCTGCTTGAGCAACAACATAATCACTAGTCTCTAATACCAATTTACCATCCAAAGGAATATAAGCATCATTAACAGGAACATTTGCTCCACTAATAATCTGAGTAGTTGTGCCACTTCTTACATGGGACATAGTAAGAGTAGTTGCAGCTGCAGCATAATTTGTTATATGTGCATATAAAATAATACCAGTATATCCTGTTGGTGCAGTATATACTGTTGCACTACTTGTAGTAAGTGTAGCAGTATATGTTTTAAATCTATTGAGTGCGAGTGCCATATTAACTTAATGCTAGGATAAACGGTGTCATTTCTGAGAACAAACTCTTACTAAAGGCTCTTCCACTAATTGTACCAGTTTCTTGATTAATCTTCAAGTCATCACCTATTCTAAAGTTACCTGCTTGGTCAGTACTTGTATAAAGAA